GACGTTGGAAAAACACAAGATGCTAAAATTAAAGTTAGAGATAATTTTGACGCAGCACCGGGTAATGCTTCCACAACAGATGATGAAATTCATGTTCTAGTGATTGACCAAGATGGTACATTTACCGGAACAAAAGATAACGTTATCGAAAAGTATCAAGGACTTTCACTTTGTTCAGATGCTAAAAAAGAAGACGGTAGTTCAAACTATTATTACGACGTAATCAATAATCAATCTAACTTTATTTTTATCAATAAGTTAGACTTCTTATATACAAATGCAGATACTACAGTAGGTGCTGCAGCAACTATCTCCAACGCTTCTGTTGAAGATAATGCTGATATAACCACTGGTGTATTCGGCGATGGTGTATATATGGAATCACTAACATCTGGTCAAGATGGTACGGTTGATGAAGGCGACGTTACAACAGCTCTTGAAGAGTTTGCTGATGCAGAAACAGTAGATGTAAATCTTCTATTCGCAGAAGCAGGATATCTTGACGATACTGCTCAAGAGACGGTTGACAATAAACTTGGAACAATCGCACTTCAGAGAAAAGATATAGTAGCATTTATGTCTGCTCCAGTTGGAACTGCAACAAATGCAATCGAGAAACAAAGCACCGAAAACGGTAAACGCGATAACGTTATATCACGAAGAAATGCATTAACAGGTATGAGCTCATACACTTTCTTGGATAGTTCTCCATTATATGTGTATAACAAGTACGACGACAATTATGTATATATCGCAGCTTCTGGTCACATGGCTGGTCTCTGTGTTAATACTGATAATGTTGCAGAATCTTGGTTCTCACCTGCTGGTTACAATCGCGGTAATCTCCGTGGAGTTACTAAGTTGGCTTTCAATCCAAACCAATCATCTAGAGATACTCTCTATAAAGCACAGGTTAATCCATTAGTTGCTTTCCCTGGTCAAGGTATCATGCTATTCGGTGATAAGACTGGACAAACTAAGCCATCGGCATTCGATAGAATTAACGTTCGTAGATTGTTTATCACTCTTGAAAAAGCAATCGCAACTGCGGCTAAATTCCAACTCTTTGAGTTGAATGATGAGTTCACACGGGCTCAATTCCGCAATCTTGTAGAACCATTCTTACGAGATGTCAAAGGTCGGCGTGGAGTTACTGACTTCTTAGTTGTTTGTGATGAAACAAACAACACAGGTCAAGTAATCGACACGAATCGTTTCGTAGCAGATATATACATTAAACCCGCTCGTTCAATTAACTTCATCACCCTCAACTTCGTTGCTACACGAACAGGTGTTGACTTTAGTGAAGTAACAAGCTAATAAGAAAGGAATAAGAAAATGGCTATTTTAGGAGTAGATGACTTCAAAGCAAAGCTAACAGGTGGGGGCGCAAGACCTAATCTGTTTAAAGCTACCATTAACTTCCCTGCTTATGCTGGCGGAGATAGTGAATTCACTTCATTCATGGTTAAAGGTGCTGGTTTACCATCATCAACAGTTAACAACATCGATGTACCATTCCGTGGTCGTCAGTTGAAAATTGCTGGTGATAGAGTATTCGAGAACTGGACAATCACTATCATCAATGATAGCGAAATGAAAGTTAGAAACGCATTCGAAACTTGGTTGAATGGCATCAATGCACACGTTGCAAATGAAGGCCTTTCAAATCCAACAGATTATCAAGCTGACATGATTGTAGAGCAATTAGATAAGGACGGAGCTGTAACGAAAACATACACAATTCGTGGCGGATATCCAATCAATATCTCTCAAATCGATTTAAGTTATGATACTAACGATGCAATCGAAGAGTTCACTGTTGAAATCGCATATCAATACTGGGAATCTAATACAACCTCTTAAGTAGGTTAACAATTAATTAACAAACTCCTCTTGAAAAAGAGGAGTTTTTTATTATATACTTAAGCAAGTAAAACATATAAATAGTATTATGGAAATATTCGGATATGAAATTAAGCGGCGGTTCAACAAAGGCGAAGAGAACGATTCGCCTTCTATTGAAAACAATACTGTAAAATCCTTTGTTCCACCTGTCGACGATACTGGTGTAGCAACTGTTGCTGCCGGTGGATATTATGGACAATATTATGATATAGACGGAACTGATTCGGGTGGCAGTGACCGTGATATGATAATGAAATATCGTGGCGCAGCTGAACAACCCGAAGCTGATAATGCTATTGATGACATCGTTAACGAGGCTATTCCTGCAGGAGATATAGGTTCTTTAGTATCTCTTAATGTTGACGATTTAGAGTATGAAACAGATGTTAGACGTAAGATATTAAATGAGTTTGATAAAGTCTATAATTTATTTCAATTTACAGAGTATGGTTCTGATTATTTCAGAAAGTGGTATATTGATGGAAAAATTTATTTCCATATTGTAATCGATTCGGCAAATCCTAAAGCTGGTATTCAAGACCTTCGTTATATCGACCCAATCCACATGAAGAAAGTTCGTGAGATTAAAAAGAATGTCGATAAACTTACTGGAGTAACTCTAGACGAAGTGGTTGAAGAATACTATGTATACAACGAAGAGCATGTAGGAATATCTGCAGCAAATACTTCTTCTGATAATATAAGTGGAATTAAAGTAGCTGATGAAGCTATCATTTATGTAACAAGTGGTATAATGGATTCTTCTAGAAAGAAAGTATTATCTCACTTACACAAATCAGTTAAAGTTATTAATCAGTTGAGAATGCTTGAAGATGCGTTAGTCATCTATCGTATATCTAGAGCACCTGAACGTAGAATTTTTTATATCGATGTAGGAAACCTTCCAAAAGGTAAGGCAGAAGAATATGTAAGAAACATGATGTCTCAGTATCGTAATAAGATTGTTTATGATGCAAGTAACGGAGAAGTTCGTGACGACAGACGTCATAAATCAATGCTTGAAGATTTCTTCTTACCACGAAGAGAAGGTGGTAGAGGTACTGAAATTACAACACTTCCAGGTGGTGAAAACCTTGGGCAGATTGATGATATTCTATTCTTCCAAAAGAAACTTTATAAATCATTGAATGTACCTTTGAGTCGTCTTGAATCTGAAAGTGGATTCCAAGTTGGACGAGCAACTGAAATCAATAGAGAAGAAGTTAAATTCCATAAATTTGTTTCTAGACTTCGTCAAAGATTCTCTCATGTATTTTTAACTGCTCTTAAAACTCAGTTGATTCTCAAAGGAATTATCAATGAAGATGACTGGCCAATGATTTCAGAAAATATCTTTGTTGACTATCAAAAAGATAATTATTTTGCTGAATTAAAAGAGTTTGAAATCTTGAGAGACAGATTCGATATGATGTCACAAGTTGAAAACTTAGTAGAACAAGGATATTACTCAAAAGAATGGGTACGTAAAAATATTCTTGGGCAAGACGATCAAGAAATAGAAATGATTGATAAGCAAATAGCTGATGAAAAAGCTGAAGGCGAAGGTGATGATGGCTCTATTGATGATTTAATTTCAGGTACACAGCCTGAATTAGAAAAACAAGGTGACTTAGAACTAGATTTATCACAAAATAATGAAGGTTCTTTAGAAAAAGATATTAAATAACCCCCCATTTACTCTAAATAGGAGGCTGTTTAAACTCTTAATTATATAAATATATGTAAAATAGGCTATAGAATTATGAATAAAATATCAAATTTATTAGGTGCTCTATATAAGGGCGATAAAGACGCAGCTAATTCTGCGTTCGATGAAGTGTTGAAAGTCAAAACCAAGCAAGCTCTGGAAGTAAAAAAAGTTGCAGTAGCTTCAGACATTTTTAATCAAAGAAACGTAAAAGGATAAAATGAGACTAATAACAGAACATTTCGATTCTTTGGAATATATTACAGAAGATAAAGACGGTAAAAAAGGAACCTATATCACAGGTGTCTTTATGCAGGCCGAGCAAAAGAATCGTAATGGTCGTATATATCCTAAAGAAACACTTTTTAAAGCAGTCGAAAAATATATCGACGAGCAAGTTAGTAAGGGAAGAGCAGTTGGTGAATTAGACCACCCTGCAGGACCTCAAATTA